CGACCGCCCAATACTTCGGCGAAGGTGCCAAGAGCCGCGGCTTCGACCAGCAGACGGCCAACACCCTGAACGAAAAAGGGATCACGACGGCTTGCTTCTGGGGCGGGCTCTGGGTACTCTGGGGGCCTCATACTGCGGCCTTCGAGTACAACGGCAGCATGGACGCAAGGGCTATTTTCGACGTAAATATCCGTATGCTGGAGCACATCACGAACAGCTTCCAGCTGGATCACGGTACCGAGATTGACAGCCCTATGACGCCGCAGGAAAAGGACTCGATCCTGAACTACGAAAAGCAGAAGCTCGACACGCTCTGCGGGATCGGTGCCCTGATCGGCACTCCGACCGTGGAGTTTTTAGAAAGCCAGAACCCCGTTAGCGACATGATGAACGGCGACTTCGTGTGGGACTTCGCCGTAACCAATACGCCGCCGTTCAAATCCGGCACCGCCCGCGTATGCTACACCGACGAGGGCTTCGCCGCGTTTTTCGGTAATGAGTAAGGAGGTGCATAAAAATGGGAAAATGGTTAGACATTAAGGGGCCGGTGGTAGCTGACACCGTGTACGCCGACGGCGTTCTGGTGGCTAAAGACGTAGCCTTTACGCTGTCCGGCATTGAGTTCTTGACAGCCGACGTCAACTCCATGGGCACCATGACCGTGCCGCTGATCGGCATACTGGAAAACATGGAGCTCTCAATCACAAAGATCGGCGTTGACATGGGCCTCAGCCGCATGAGCAGACTCGAAAGGCAGAACCTTGAGTTCCGCTGGGTGCAGAGCGTCATAAGATCGGACGGCTCGCAGACCACAGAAGGCTGCAAGGCGTTTGTGCGAACGCTTCCGAGCAATATCCCGGAAATCAGCGTAGAGGTGGGATCGGCAACCGAGGCCGAAATCACCTACAACATAACGCGCCAGCAGATTTACGCGAACGGCGTCGAGTACATGTGCGTGGACAGACTCAGCCAGATCCTCCGCATTAACGGCAAGGACTACATGACACCGATCGACAATCTGCTTTAATCAAATAACAACGGGCCCGCCGGACTTTTCACTGGCGGGCCTTGTTTATTGAAAGGAGTCCAACGACATGAAGGAAGAAAAGAAAAACCCCTTTAAGGGCAAACTGGCCCTGAAAAACCCGATCAAAATCGACGGGAAGGAAGTCAAAGAAGTAACCTACGACTCGAACGAAATCGACGGTATCCTTTTCGCCACGGCTGAGTCCAAAAGAAAAACGGCCGCAGGCATGAAAAACACCTCGATCACCCCGGCGGCCGAGTTTGACGTGGGCCTCCACTTGTACCTCGGCTTCGCTGCGATCGTGGCCGTGAACCCCTCCTATGACTTCTCCGACGTGGAGAGGATCAAGGGGCGCGACATTGTGGAGGTAATGGCGATCGGCCGAAATTTTATGCTCGCGTCGGAGCAGGAACAACCGCAAAGCGACTCCGGCGAGCCTACCGAGACTACGCCAGAGTCTACCACACCAGCACCTCAGACCTCGAAAGAAAAAGAGTAACCGACTTTATTCTGGAATATGCGGAGGCGGCCGAGGATCTCGCGGAGGAACGAAAACGCGCAGAAAAGAACCGGCCGCCAATAAACCGGAGGCCCAAGCATGTGAAACGGAGGTGAGAGCGTGGCGGGCAGAACTTTACAATCTACAATCGAAATCGCCGGTACCCTCAGTCCTTCTTTACAGCAGGCGATCCGGCAGGCCGTTGACCGGCTGGAGGAAATGAGCCAAGAGACGCTGGAGTCTGCGGGTGCAGCCGCAAGGCTGGCCGACGAAATCGGGGCGCAAGAGTCCGTCCTCAGAAGCCTGCAACGCGGCTACGCCGATTATATCGTGAGCGGGCAAGAAGGCAGCGACGAGGCCCGGCAGCTCGCTGAACGGATCCAAGACCTATCCGACGAACTGGAGGAAAACCGGGACACCCTCGAAGCCGCGCAAAGGGCGGCCGAACAGCTCGCAGAAAGCCAAGACGAAACCGCCGACTCATACGACCGGCTGCAAAGGCAAATCACCGCGCAAGAGAGCGACCTCGCAGCGCTGCGCAGAGCATACGCCAACGTGGTGCTGGAGCAAGGGGAAAACTCAGACGAAGCCCAGCGGCTCGCCGGTGAGATCAATCGGCTATCCGGGGATCTAAACGAAAACCGGCAACGGCTAAACGACGCAGAGCAGGCGGCCGACCGCCTCGGCGACTCTCTGGAGGACGCCGGGCAGCAGGCTGAGGACTCCAGCGAAGGCTACACGGTGCTAAAAAATGTTATTGCCAACCTTGCCACCGACGCGATCGAGAAGGCGGTGGAAGCCTTCAAGGAACTGGCGACCGAAGGGGACAGCGCTCTGGGTATGTTGGAAGCCAGAACTGGAGCCACGGGCACCGAAATGGAAGGCTTCAAGGACGTTATGTACGAGGTTTACAACGCCAACTACGGCGAGAGCCTCGGCGACGTGTCCGAAAAGCTCGGCACCGTGATCCAAATGACGGACGACCTCGACAACGCCTCGCTGGCGAAAGTCACCAAGAGCGCGATCGCGCTGGAGGACGTGTTCGGCTTCGACGTTACGGAAAGTATGCGGGCCGTGAACAGCCTCATGGATCAGTTCGGCATAAGCTCCGACCAAGCCTTCAACCTCGTGGTGCAAGGTGCGCAGAAGGGACTCAACCAGAACGACGACCTGCTGGACACAATCAACGAGTACAGCGTCCAATTTAAGAACGCCGGGTACAGTGCCGACGACATGTTCAACATGCTGGCAAACGGCGCAGAGTCCGGCACATGGAGCATTGATAAGCTCGGCGACGCGGTGAAAGAGTTCAATATCAGAATGAGCGACGGCACCGCGAACGAATACCTCGAAAAGCTGGGCCTCGACGTGGACGACGTGATCGGACGCTTCAATAAAGGCGGGCCAGAGGCTCAGGGAGCGATCGGCGACGTTATGAAAGCTCTCCAGAACTGCGACGACGCCACCGAGCAGTACGCGATCGGCGTCGGCCTGTTCGGTACTATGTGGGAGGATCTGGGCGTGGACACCGTGGCCTCCCTCATGGATACGCAGGGCGCAATCGACAGCACCGCCGACGCTATGGCACAAATGGACAGCGCCGCATACGACACGCTGGAGAGCTCCCTCTCACAGCTGGGGCGAACTATCAAGGCCGAAGTGGTGCAACCGATCGCCGAGAAACTGATCCCGGTAATCAAGAACACCGTGAACTACATCAACACGAACGTGGGCCCGGCAGTCGAGTGGCTGCTCAATCACCTGCCAGAAGTCGGCATAGTTCTGGGAAGCCTCGGCGCGATCGTGGCTGCTATGAAATGGAGCTCGATCGTCGCAAAGCTGGGAGCCATAAAGGGCGCGATCTCTGGCCTGATAACCGCGATCGGAGATATCAGCGCTCCGGTGCTGGCCGTGATCGCCGTCGTGGCTGCACTTGTGGCAGCCTTTACTCACCTATGGAGAACAAACGACGAGTTCCGGGCGAAAATCACCGGGATCTGGGAAAGCATAAAGAGCAAGTTCGACGAGTTCGGGCAAGGCATAGTAGACCGACTCAACGCGCTGGGCTTCGACTTCGAGAACTTCGGAGAAGTAGTCGGCGCAATATGGGACGGCTTTTGCAGCCTGCTGGCTCCTATCTTCGAGGGAGTATTCCAGCAGATAAGCAACATACTGAGCGCCGCGCTGGACATACTGACCGGCATTTTCGACATTTTCGCCGGTATCTTTACTGGCGACTGGGATATGGTTTGGCAAGGCGTGCAGGAAGTTTTCGGCGCTGTCTGGGACTTTGTTGTGAACACCTTCAAGAACTGGATCGACACCTTCAAAGGACTGGCCGACACTGTTCTGGGCTGGTTTGGCACGAGCTGGGAGGAAGTCTGGGGAAACGTCAAGAGCTTTTTCGAGGGGATATGGAACGGGATAACCTCGTTCATAAGCAACACCCTGAACGGGATAAAAAACACGTTTACAAGTATCTGGGACGCCGTGACGGGCTTCCTATCAAACGCATGGGAAACGATAAAAAACGTAGTCCAGACCGGGATCATGTTTGTGGCTGAAATCATCAACGCCGCCTTCCAACTCATAACGCTGCCCTTCCGGTTTATCTGGGAGAACTGCAAAGAAACGGTGACGGCCGCATGGGAGAAAATTAAGACCACGATCTCCGGCGCACTCGACGCAATCAAGAACTGGATCAGCAGCAAAATGGAGGCGGCCAAGGCCGTGTTTACCTCCATAACGACCGCGATCAGTAACGTGGCAAGCTCCGCATGGAACGCGATCAGCTCCACAGCTTCGACCGTGTGGGAAAGCATAAAGGGGGCAATCAGCAGCAAGATCCAAGCCGCGCAGGCAGTCGTGAGCTCTGTCACCGGAGCGATCAAGAACGTGGCAAGCTCCGCGTGGAACGCGATCAGCTCCACGACTTCGAGTATCTGGAACACAATCACGAGCACGATCAGCAGCAAGGTGAACGCAGCCAAAAGCACCGTGACGAGCGTTTTCAATGGCATAAAGTCGGCGATAAGCTCGGCACTAAACGGAGCCCTCAGCACCGTGAACAGCATTTTTAGCAGCATACACAACGCGATCAGCAGCAAGATCCAAGCCGCCAAGAACGCGGTAAGCTCCGCAATCAGCGCAATAAAAAGTGCCTTCAACTTCTCGTGGAGCCTGCCGAAACTAAAGCTCCCGCATATCAGCATAAGCGGCAGCTTCTCCCTGACGCCTCCGAGTGTTCCGAAGTTCGGGATCTCGTGGTACAAGGAAGGCGGCATTTTAACACAGCCGACAATCTTCGGAGCGTCGGGTAACAACCTTCTGGCCGGTGGAGAGGCTGGAGCCGAGGCCGTGGTGCCTCTGGCGACGTTGTGGGAGAAGTTAGACACAATGATCCACAGCGTTTTCAATACAGCCAGCACAACCGGAGAACCCTCTGGCGAAGGACTCACGAGCATAGCCGGGAAGCTGCTCACGCTGGACGACTTCTCACTGGGAAGCCTTGCAAACAACACCAGCACCGTGATCTATTATGATTTTTCCGGCTTTACATGGAGCCCACAGATCCAGACGGGCGGCACCGGAAACGACGACACCGACGACTTTATGGCCCAGCTCAGGGCACACGAGGCCGAGTTCTTCGACTGGCTGGAGGAATTTATTCAAGCAAGGGAGGTGGCCGCTTTTGCGTAGAGTAACAGCCTACAAGGACTACATTACAAGCGAGGGCGACACCTTCGACGCGCTGGCTCTCCAGCTTTACAACGACGAGAGGCTCGCCCACTACATCATAGAGTTTAACCCTGACTATGCGGACGTGGTAATCTTCGACGCGAACGTGGCCCTCCGGCTGCCGATCGTTGAGGACGCAGAGACGCCGGAAACTCTGCCGCCGTGGCGTCGGGGCGCTGAGGACAGCGAGGGCTCGGCGTGAATTTTTACTACAACGGCGCGGACATATACGACAGCGTGTCGGTGAACTACTGCGTCCACGAAATGTACGCAGAAAAGCAAGCCGACACGCTCGTGATCCGCTTCAATGACACCAAGGGCGTGTGGAGCAAATGGCAACCGGCGGCCGGTGATACGGTGCGCTTCGTAGAGGGCGCAAGCGACACCGGGAAAATGTTCATACACTCCATGAAACCCGAAAACGGCCTTTTTACGATCCGCGCCATGTCAATGCCAAAGACCGGCAAGATCAGGAAGTCCAAAAGCTGGGAGGGCGTGCGCTTCCTTCAACTGGCGGGAGAGTTTGCCGGGAACCACGGACTCAGCTTCAAAAACTACGGCTGCGAGGATCAGCTATACCCGTATATCAAGCAGGAAAACGAAAGCGACTTTACTATGTTCTCCCGCCTCTGCACACTGGAGGGCTGTCAAATGCTCATATTTGACGGGGCTCTGCTGGCCTACAATGAACAATACATTGAGGGCCAGCCACCGGCTGGCAGTCTGGAGATAGACGAAAACGGCGTTTTCACCTATGCAGACGACCGCGAGGCAGCGTTCGGCTCCTGCGAGCTGGCGACCGGCAGCTTTTCCGGCAAATTCGTGGCAAGTGCCGCGAACAGCGTCGTGCTGCGGCCGAAGTCAATCATGGAAGCGTCGCGGACGGTGACGGGGCTCCCTACCCCAAAAGACCGGCAGGCGCTCCTATGCACCAGCAACGCGGAGGCAACCCGCTTCGCCAAGGGCCTGCTCCGAAATGCAAACAAATACGGCCGGACGGGGCAGTTCTCCAAAGCTCTAATGACGGGCTACGCTGCGGCCAGTCTGGTGACACTCAGCACCACGAAGGCAAGCATGTGGGACGGCACCGTGTTTGTGTATAAAGTTCGGCACGACTTCGTGGGAAACAAGTCAACAATTTATTTCAGGGATCTACTGGAGGGGTACTAATGGGAACAATCAACAAAGGGACGATCGCGGGCATAGAAGGCAACACCGCCCGCGTGGTGCCTTCTGACGCAGGCGCAAAGCCTACGACAAAGATCGTGATCCCGTGGCACCTCAGAGGCGACACGGGAAAGCTCAAAAAAGGCATGGCCGTGGTGTACGTCGAGTTTGACGACTCCACCGGGCTGCTGCTGGGCCGTGCTGACGGCGAGTGGGGCGAGTACCTGCCACGCCTGACAGCTGGAACCATAACAGCGGCCGTACCAGACGGCGACGTGACAGCCGCGGGCATAAGCCTGAGAAAGCACACCCACACCGGCGTGCATGGAGAAACCAGCAAGCCGCACTAAAGGAGGGATCACATGGCGACAATGGCAAAATGGGGCCCTAAAAAATGGGCCGTATCTGCAAAAAAAGTCGTTGCGCTGGAGGGGCTGGCCTTCTCTTATTCGCAAGTAGCAGACAACAATACCAGCACCGAGGAAAAGAAAACCACCAACGAACGCGGCACCGATCTATTTCCTCTCAGCTTCACCACCGTGCTGCATAGCGGCACCGGCGTGGACGTGAGAGCCGAGATCGAGAGCTGGAAAAAGCTCGTCACAAAGGTGAATTATTTCTATCTGGGAGGCAAGAAACTGGGCCCGAAGCTCCAGCTCCGCAAGGTGAGCGTGAGCGACGTTAAGATCGACGACATGGGCCGCATGAGACTGGCGACGCTCTCCTTCGAGTTTAAGGAGTACGATCCAGACACCACCAGCGTGAAGGTGAGCAGCTCGGCGCTGAACGTCAAGGCCAGCACCTCGGCCAAGTCGGCCAAAAAGAAGAAAAACAAAAAGGTGGAGAAGGCCGAAAAGAAAACAATCAAAGTGGGCGATCGCGTGAAGCCTACCGGCCAGAAATACGCAACCGGGCAAAAGATCCCCGGCTGGGTGAAAGAGCGCAGCCATGTGGTGAGCCAAATCAAGGAAAGCCAAAACAAGGTGCTGCTCGGACACCCAAGCGGGATCAATAGCTGGGTATATTTGAGCGAAGTCACGCTCGTGTAAAGGAGGGAGGCCATGAAAGCAAAAGGCAACGGCCGCCCGGAGGTATGCGCTGTCAACCTGCTGAAAATCATTCGCGGGGAGGTATCGTTCGATCGGATCAGGGGCCGGGACGGTGCCCTGATAGACCAGCCGGACGCGGCAGACGAGGCAGCGGCAGACATTGAGTGGCTGCTGCAAACCTACGAGCCACGAGTGGACGCCGAAGCCGTCGCCTCTGACGAGAACGCACTGACGGGCGACTTCGACACCATTGTGGACATAATCAGAAGAAAGGAGGACGAGGAAACGTGAGCGATCTCAAATTCATAGAAACAGACGCCGGGAAGGTTTACGACACCATTCTGGGCGAGCTGGAAAACGGCGTCCGGGAGCCCTTATACCCCGGAGACGAGCGCCGGATCTTCGGCGAGTCTCTGGCTCAGGTGATCGTCGCTGTCTACAACAGCGTGAACGACGCCTGCCGCCAGAAAATGCTCCGGTATGCCCGCGGCTCCGTTCTGGACGCGCTGGGCGAAAACCGGGACACACCCCGCCTCGATCCTACCTTCGCCACCACGACGCTGCGCTTCGGTATCAATGAGGCTATGGCGTCAAATATCATCATACCGGCCGGGCTGCGGGTGACGGGTGACTTCGTTCACTATTTCCTAACAGACGCCACCGTCGTGCTCTACGCCGGGAGCCTCACCGTCGAAGTGACAGCCACGGCCGAACAGGGCGGCGCAAGCTACAACAACATGGCGATCGGCGAGATCTCTCAGATCGTTGACGTGTCGGACGTGCCGCTGATTGACTATGTAACCAACACTGAGCCGACGGGCGGAGGCGGCGACCGCGAGGACGACGAAGCCTACCGAGAGAGGATCCGGCAAGCCGAGAACAGACTAAGCACAGCAGGCCCGGCCAAAGCCTACAAATACTGGGCCATGAGCGCGAACCCGCTCGTCACCGACGCGGTGGTGGAGTCCGAAAAGGAAACAATCACCCGGACGCTGGCAACCTACGCCGGGCACGCCTTCCAAGGCGGTGCCAATCTGCTGCCGGACACCCTGACGGTATATCTGCCGGGCGGCGGCGAAGCCGTAGCGGGTGCCGACTACACGACCACCTACGACGACGAACTGCTGACGCTGGCCCTCTCTGGGGCTCTGGCGGGCGCTGCGTCCGTCAATATCAAGATCACCCGGAAAATGTACGGCCGCGTCAAAATCGTGCCTATATGCGCCGGTGGGGAAATACCGGACGAGGACATTCTGGAGGACGTGCTGCTGGCCTGCTCGTCCGACGACGTGCGGCCGCTCACGGACATGGTGCAGGTAGAGGCTCCGGCCGTCCACAAGTACGACATAGAGCTGGAATACTACACCACCAAGGCCGACGAATCCGAAGTCGTCCAAAACGTCGAGGGCACCGGAGGCGCGATCAGCCGGTACATTTACTGGCAGGGCTCCAGACTCGACCAAGACATAAACCCGGACGAACTCAGGAAGCTGATCCTCTGCCCTCACTGGGAGGACGGCCTGAAAGGGGCCACGCGGGTGAACATCATCAAACCGGAATACACAGAGCTGGAGAGCACAACCGTGGCCGTTTTCTCCGGCAATATGAAAGTGTCCCACAAAGTAAAAGACTAAAGGAGGCGGTAACATGGGCGGCATGAAAGTGTCAAATGTTGATTTTATACGCCTGCTGCCCGCCTTCATGCAGGACGACGAGGCAGCGATCGCACTCAGCAAGGCCATGAACAAGCTCATAAGCGAGCCCGGCAGCAGGATCCCGACGATCCGCACATGGAACGAAATAGACAAAATGAGCGAAGCCGAGTGCGACGAGCTGGCGTGGGAGCTGGACGTGGACTGGTACGACTCCACCGGCATGAGTCTGGAGGAAAAGCGAAACACGATCAAGCTCGCAATTCAGATAAAACGCAAGCGCGGGACAAAGTGGGCCGTCGAGCGTCTGATCTCGGCATACTTCGGCGAGGGCTACGTCGTGGAGTGGTACGAAATGGACAGCAGCCCGTACACCTTCGTGGCTCTGACTACCAACACACACACGGACGCCCACAATTTTGAGAAATTCGTGGAGGCCGTAAAAGCTGCGAAAAATTCGCGCTCACATCTCGTGGGCGTTTTTTATTTCTGGCAGCAGGGGCCGGATCCCGGCATTGAATACGGGCTGGACACCAGCCTGCACAGGTACGACTTTGTGAAGTGCGGTACCCGGCCAAGGATCGCCACGGTGGGCTTTATCGTCAAGCCGAGCATAGAGCTGGAGCCGGACGAGACGCTGCACCGGTATGGCTTCACCCACGCGGGCGAGTTTGAGTGTGGCACCTATCCACGGCCCGGCACGCTGGGCGCTGCGGTAAAGGCCGGGATCCCTGCGGATCCTGACGTGCAGGCGCTCCGGTACAACTTCGGCAGAAAGGCCGGGACATATCCGAGGCCCGGCACCATGGGGCAGATAATCCGGCAGCCGATCCGGGCAGAGCCCACGGCTGGCTTCCTGCTCTACCCTCACCCGAAAACCGGGGATCTGATATGCGGGACATACCCGCGACCGGGGACGCTGGGAAGCGTGCTGCAGCAACGGGTAGCCGCCGAGCTTGCGGCCGTCCTCTATTCCTACCAGCACACCAAAGCGGGGACGGAAAAGTGCGGCACATATCCGCGGATCACCACCAAAGGGGCCGCCGTGAAGCACCGGACAGAGGCCGAGGCAAGCCTCAGCGCGTACCGGTACAGCTTCGTGGAGTGCGGCACCGTGGGGGCTGGTACAATCGGCGCAGCCCTCAGCAACCAGACAACCACAGAGCCGAGCCTCTCCTTCGCGGCGTACAGCTTCGTGAAGTGCGGGACGAGGCGCTGCGGTGAATAAAGAAAATCGAAAGGAGGACACAGCATGGGCTACTTTTACGACAGCTTCATGGGCCACCGAAGGAACCAGTGGCTCCGCTCGATCCACGCCGTAGAGGTACAGACCGGCGGCAGATGGCACCGGGGGACGATCAACAAAAAGAAGATCGAGGGCGACACCCTCACTATTCTGGCGACCTTCCCCAGTCTGGACTCCGTGGCCTGCACGATCGACGCCTCGCGGCTGATTGACACCCGCGGAGAGATCGCCGCATACCAGCAGCGGACGATCACAAAGGTGGAGGGACAGGGCACCATGATTAAGCTCACAGTCCCGATCTATGAAGTCACAACCTAAAGGAAGGAGGAAAAACACATGTATAGACGCACGTTCTGGCTCGACAAGGTGGAGGACGTGGACACCCACGAGATCATTCAGGAAGGCACCGACCAGAGCGCCGGACACTTCAACAATGCCGAGCACGGCATTTCTGACGTAAATCTGGCGGCAGCCCTGATCCTGATCTCGTCCTCTCTCACCGCCGAGCAGGTGGCGACCGAGGAAAGGACGATCACGCTCACCAACTCCCAGAGCTACCCGTTCAACGACTCCACAAAGACGATCGCGCTCGCAACCGCGAGAAACTTCACGGACTACACCGTGGAGGCCGAGGTGCTGGATCACTCCGGCAACGTCGGCGACGTGAGGATCTTCGACCGTATGCTGAACGGCTTCAAAATCGCCTACGACGGCAGCGCCAAAAGCGCCACCATTAAGCTGAGAATTAAAGGAGGAATGTAATCATGGCAACCAAGAAAGCGAAAGTTATCGAAAAGAACGCGGGCGAGAAAATCGCCTTCGAGCAGAGCGGCACCCGCCTGATCTTCGGCGACGACGAGATCATGCTGAACGCGGCCAAGTACCAGAAGGACTGGCCCGTCGAGGTGGATATTTGCCGCGACAAGGCCGACAACCTGACGATCGGCACCGCCTCCGGGCTGCGCTATGTGGCGCAGGTAATGATCCCGGCCGCAACCTACACCGAAACCGTGATCGAGGAACCCGAAGCTCCCGAAGCTGACGCCGAGGGCACGGAGCAGACCGAAAACGGCGGCATGAACCAGCAGAACGTCCAGAGAGACAAGAACCCGCTCGACATGGGCGACGTTACCGTCGTTCTCTGGAGCATTGAGTAAAAAAGGAGGACACAACAATGGCAAATTATGATCTTTCCAGTCTGGCGCTCCAGTCGGTGTGCCCGAACAATGTAATCAAGGTGGACGACTCCGATCTCCCCTCTGTTCTTGTGTATATTCCCAAATTCAAGAACAGCGACGTGCTGACCGGCGGCAATAGCGCCACCCACCCGGCGTTTATCGTCAACGGCTCCGAGATCCCCGGCTTCTACTACTCCAAGTACCAGAACGTCGTCCACACCACCAAGCTGACCGACGGCGACGTGACAGCAGCGTACAGCCTGCCGGGCGAGGATCCGGCCGTGAGTATCAGCTTCGACACCTCCCGCGCACGCTGCGAGGCCAAGGGCGCAGGCTGGCACCTCAGCACTAACGCCGAGTGGGCCGCGATCGCCCTCTGGTGCAAGAAAAACGGCTTCCTGCCCTACGGCAATAACAATTACGGGAAGGACACCCGCGAGAGCAACTACAAGGCGATCCCGACCTCCACAGACAGCGGAAAAACCGGCCGCGTAGCCACCGGCACCGGCCCTCTGACATGGAGTCACGACAAGACTCTCTCCGGTATCTGGGACATGAACGGCAACGTCTGGGAGTGGCAGGGAGGGATCCGCTTCGTATGGGGCGAGCTCCAGATCCTTGCCAACAATGACGCCGCGGATCCTGATAACCCGCAGAACGAGACGAGCGTGTGCTGGAAGGCAATCAACGCGGCCGACGGCTCTCTGGTAGAGCCTGAGTGCCATGTGAGCGACACCTCCGCGAAGCTCTCCGGCAGCACGATCAAGCTCGACTATGTGAGCGGCGCGTGGGTATATACCACCACCGTGACAAGTTCCGCAGACCAGAGCCGGAGCTGCTTGTTTGCAAAAGTCACCGCAGCGGCAGCAGTCGGCGCAGCGGCCAAGGTGCTGCTCCGTTCTCTGGCCCTGCTCCCGGACGAAGGCGCGACCGAGGCAGACTACGAGGGCGACTACTACTGGCTGAATAACGGCGTAGCCGAGCGCTGCGTGTTCCGCGGGGGCGGCTGGTACCGCGGTGCGGACGCTGGGGTGTTCGACTTCAGCGGCCTCGACTCCCGCGCGGATGTGCACTGGCACGTCGGCGTCCGCTCCGCTTTTATCCCGGAAATCGGGTAATCTGGCAATCTGAAAATCTGGCAAGGGCCGCCCTTCACCATGCAAGGAGTAAAACATGGATAACCTACAACTGCGGCAGCGTATCGTCCGGGGCATGATCCGGGTGAGCGAACGCACCGCCAATATGCGAAAGCCGGAAAAGTTCGAGTACCGCAAGCACATGACGGCCGTGTTCATGGATATGCTGGAGCTCTGCATTGAGGCCAACCGATCACGGGGCCAGAAACGTGTAGAGCTGCAAAACAGAATGGACACGAAACTGGACGTGCTGCGCTCTCTGGTAGATACGGCAGTATCACCGGAGGATCGTCTGATCTCTCCGGGGCTCCATGAAATCTGGAGTAAAGAACTGAACGAAATCGGGCGTATGCTCGGCGGCTGGAAAAAGTCGAACGAGTGAGCCCGTGGGGAATGTGTCGTGATAAAAGGGGGCGCTGCGTGATCCGCGGGGGCAACTGGAACAACGGTGCGAACGCTGGTGTGTTCTACTTCAACGGCAACAACTCCCGCGCGAATGTGAACTGGAACGTCGGCTTCCGCTCCGCTCTTGCCTTTTTCGCTTATTTCCTGCGGGCCAAGGCCCAGCAGGAGCACCAAGGCAAAAGGGACGCATTTCCCGGCCGACAAGGCCGAAGATACACGCTCGTGCAGCTCGCCGGTGGAGGCCACCGGGGGCGGCGGGCAAACCGCGCAGGCTGGCCGCTCCTGCTATGCGGGTGAAGGGCGGCCGGGAACCTGCGGAGCGGCAACCGCCGGGGAACGGCCGATCCAAGGAGTGTCACACGCGGGCCAATTTTATGAAATCATGGAAGGAGCGAAGGCATGGAACAAACAAGCCACCCCTCCCTTCTGGAACGAATATACTCGTGGGAAAACCTGCTGAACGCATACCACGAGGCAGCGAGCGAAAAGTGGTACCGGGACGACGTGGCGGCCTTCTCGGCCCGGCTGGAGGAAAACCTGATCGGCATACAAAACGACTTGATCTGGCGCACCTACACCGTGGGCCGATACCGGCAGTTTTACGTCTCGGAGCCAAAGCGTCGGCTCATTATGGCGCTGGGCTTCCGGGATCGCGTCGTTCAATGGGCCATTTATTTGCAGGTAAACCAAGAGCTCGACAATGGCATGATATACCACAGCTACGGGTGCAGAGTCGGCAAAGGCACCACCCGCTCGGCTGACCGGCTCCAATACTGGGCCGCACTCGTTGACCGCAAAGCCGGGGCACCGTGGCACTACTTAAAACTGGATATTTCAAAATATTTCTACCGAGTGGATCACAGCGTTCTGCTCGGTATTTTAGCGCGAAAATATCCGGGTGAGGACGGTTTTCTCTGGCTCATGGACACGATCATCAACTGCGACCATACACCATTCGGCCTGCCTCCGGGCAAGTCGGCTGACGAGGTGCCGCCAGCGGAGCGGCTTTTCGAGGTGGGTATGCCGATCGGCAACCTCACCAGCCAGCTGCTCGCAAACGTCTGTCTCAACGAGCTGGATCAGTATATCAAGCACGAGCTGAAAGCCCATTTTTACGTCCGGTATATGGACGACATGGTGCTGCTACACCGAGACGCCAAAACGCTGAACGAATGGCGGGCACTCATTGAGGAATACCTCAACGAAGTGCTACACCTCGAACTCAACAGCAAGACCGCGATCGGGCTCGTGAAGCGTGGGATCACATTCGTGGGCTGCCGCATTTTTCCGGGCGGCCGGAAACCTACGAGGCAGAGCGTCAAGAAAGCAAAGGCCCGTATGCGCTATATTGCCAAGGAATACGAGGCCGGGCTGATTGACTTCGACGCGGTGGACGCCACCATGCAGAGCTACTTCGGTATGCTGGGCCACTGTTCGACGCACGGGCTCCAGAAGTGGATCGAAAACAATATCAAATTCAAACGCAGGGACGGCGAACAGTCTCAGGAGGTGAACACATGGACGTAACAGCGATCATTATAGCCGCCAGCATACCCTCAGCGCTGACCGGCTTCTGCTTTTGGTTGATCGAGCAGCGACTCCAGAAGCGGGAAAAGAAGCGCGAAAATGAGGAACGGGAACGCCAAGCCGCCGAGGAAAGGCGGGAAAGGAACCGCGAAAAGCAAGAGCTTTTTCTGGTGCAGGGCGTCGGGGCTGCGATCGCTCTCGGCGAGGCAACGGCCAGAGCCGTGCAGCGGATCCCGGACGCGCATTGTAATGGCGACATGCACGCCGCGCTGGAATACGCGGCAAAAGTAAAACACGAGCAAAAGGACTTTTTAACCGAGCAGGGGATCGGCGCACTGTTCGACTAAGGGAGGTGGAAATCATGCGCGGAGAATACGAAGCACTGGAGGCAACCGCCACCGGGGACGCTGAGGATCCGCAGGTGCAGATCGAGCGGCTCACGCTGGAAAACCAGCGACTCAGAAAACAGATCCGGCAACTGAAAGCGGCGGCCAAGCTCAACAAAAAAGTGGAGTTTTCAAAGCTCATTTTCGTGGGCGTGAGTGTCGTCACAGTGGCGATCGTTCTGTTTTCCTGCCGCATGATCTGGATCACCATGGACACCTCGGCGCTCGGCTACCTGATCCCGGCAGTATTCACAGAAATGGCCGCGGCTACGGGCTTTTACTACTCCAAGGCCAAGGCCGAGAACAAAATCAAACTTATGGCCGCTGCTGGCGTACAACCAGAGGCGGCCAATTTCAACGACATGTAAGGAGAACAACGACATGAGCATAAAACTGAAAGGCATTGACGTGTCCAAGTGGCAGGGAGCGATCGACTGGGCCAAGGTGGCCGGGGACGGCGTAAAGTTCGCCATGATCCGGCTCGGCTATGGTAGCAAGGACGGTACAGCCTGCGGCGTGGACGGCTGCTACCAGAAGAACGTAGAGGGAGCCCTGAAAAACGGGATCGCCGTCGGCTGCTACTTTTACAGCTACGCCCTGACCGTAGAGGCCGTCAAGAAGGAGGCGGCGTTTGTGATCCAGCAGCTCGCCAAGTACAAGGGCCGGATCCTCTACCCGATCGCCTTCGACATTGAGGACAAGACGCAGGCAGGGCTCGGCCGGAGCACCCTCACCGCCATGGTGACGACGTTCTGCTCCGCACTGGAGGCCGCGGGCTATTATGCGAGCTTTTACAGCAACGCGGACTGGGCCCGCAACCGTCTGGACATGAACGCGCTCGCCCGCTTCGACTTCTGGCTCGCACAGTGGGCCAGCGCTCCGACCTATACCGGCCACAGCTTCGGCATGTGGCAGAGCTCCAGCAAGGGCAAAGTGGCAGGTATCAGCGGCGACGTGGACATGGACACCGCCTTTGTGGACTACGAGGCGCAAATCAAGCAGAATAGGCTCAACGGCTACACCGGAGGAAACGCCGGAGCCGGAGCCGGAAATGGAGGCAATATGTCACAGCGACAGAACTTTGTAAAAACAGCGGCGAGCTACCTCGGCTGCAAGGAGGCAAACGGCAGCCACCGCCAGATCATTGACATTTACAACGGCCACAAGCCCCTCGCCCGCGGCTACGCCGTGAAGTACACGGACGCATGGTGCGCCACCTTCGTGTCTGCCATGGCGATCAAGTGCGGCCTGACCGACATTATCCCGACCGAGTGCGGGTGCGGGCAAATGATCCAGCTTTTCCAGAAGCTCGGCGCATGGCAGGAAAACGACGCCCACACCCCGCAGCCCGGTGATGTTATCTTCTACGACTGGGACGACTCCGGCGCGGGTGACAATACCGGCTGGCCGGATCACGTCGGTATCGTGGAGAGCGTGAGCGGCTCCACCATGAAGGTGATCGAGGGCAACATGAGCGACGCCGTGGGCCGCCGCACCATGCAGGTGAATGGCCGGTATATTCGCGGCTATGGCCTGCCGAAATTCAAGGGCGGTGCGGCCAGCTCTGGAAACACCGGCAGCAAACCCGCAGGGAGCACCGGCAAAAAGACCGTGGCGCAGCTGGCAGACGAGGTACTGGCTGGCAAGTGGGGAAACGGGCCCGACCGCAAGAGCCGCCTCACCGCGGCCGGGTATGACTACGACGCCGTGCAGAGCGCCGTCAATGCGAAGCTCTCCGGCCAGAAGGCCAAAAAGTCCAACACCGAGATCGCCAAGGAAGTGATCGCGGGTAAATGGGGCAACGGAGCCGACCGCAGAAAGCGGCTGGAAGCAGCGGGCTACAACTACGCAGCCGTGCAGCAAATTGTCAATAAACTAATCTAAGGAGGGATCGCCATGAATGAAACAATGCAGCAGATCGTGAACGCTTGCGTGCCTGTCCTCTGCCTGCTCATTACAACGGGCGGGGCCTATCTGGTGGCGCTGCTGAAAAAGCGTACCGCCCAGATCGAGAAGGAGCTCGACAACGAAACCGCGGC